GTTACCCAGTTCTGTATAGCATCGAAATTTCTAGGAATATCATTTCTTTTTAAGTCATTCAATCCAGCCCAAAGGTTAACGGTTGAACCTTCTTTCATTCTTAAAGGCCAATCATCTTTGCAAGCTTTTTCTATTTCTAACCATGAAGGAAGAATTGTTTTTGTTAGTTGCTCAGATTCTTCTTTTATTCCTACCCATTCATTATCTCCAGTTTCAATAATTGCTTTGATGACCTGTTCAATATCTGAATTGACATTGTTTAAGAGTGGCTTGCAAGTGATCTTTTTGCCAGTGTCTTTATCTCTAACAAAAATAAAAGGAGTATTAGATGGCTTGCATATAGTCCAACGGTATCCACCTTGTTTTAAGTCTGAGACATAATCTTTCCAAGAACGTGGCTTAGAGAGTCTTGGCACTTGTCAAAAAACTTGTCAAAAACTGCCCCAAGTATAACCATGTATCACCAACTATCACCAACTATTCAATAAAAGGGGAACAGTTTATTTCTCTAAAACCCCTGTCAGGCATTAAAAAAGCCCGTGGTAACGGGCCTTGTTAAGAAATGGCGGGGGGAAGATTTGAACTTCCGACCTTCGGGTTATGAGTCCGACCTTTATTTCTGTAATCCTTTGGTATCATTAAGGTAGGTTTTGAATTTTGTCAAAAAACTTGTCAAAATGAATTTGATTTTAAATTCAGACCTTCGGGTTCTAGTTTTGGAAGTAGGGTTATGGCTTTAGCTGATTGGACTAGCAAAGTAGGAAAAGCCTTAGATCAAGCATTGGCTGATCATATCGTTCTTACTCAATCAAAACTAGCCCAAGCTTGCCCAAAAGATACTGGAAGAATGGCATCTAGTTTTTACGTTGGAAAAGATAAACCTAATCTCACAGTAAGGCCAGAAGGTTGGTCTACTCCTGCCAAAAGAAAATATCCAGGTGGTGTTGGAACTGAAGGTGTAATTGTTGAACCTGGGGTAACAAAAGTACAGATTCCTTTTTATAACAATAAAATTACTGCTGATTCAGATTGGTACATATCAAACAATTTAAAATATGCAGAAAGAGTTGCTTATGATCCTATTTATGCAAAAGGTGCTCCAGGGGGTGCAGCTTGGTTTACGAATATTGAAACTCAACAGAAAACTAATTTAAATAAAAGAATCCAAAAAGAAATGAACAAGATCAACAAAATCAAATGAGCTTTTTAACAATCAGATCTCTTTTTGAGAGAAAAATCACATCTGCTTTTACAGGATTATCTCCATCTGTTCCTGTTATGTATGACAACGTACAAGAAGAGCCGCCTGGTGGAGCTGCCACTGAATATGTCCGATTAATTATTAGTTATCCATCTTTAACTGAACCAATAGTTTCTAAAACAGAAAGTTCAATTGAAGTAATTAGAGGAAGCGTTCAAATTAGCTGTTACGTCCCAAAAGGAAAAGGAATGAAAAGATTGGAGGAAATGGCTGGAACTGCAATTTCAACTTTAAACACATTAAAAGTTCAGGATTCAACGATAAGGGCAAGCATTGGAGAAGTTAGTGGCCCAGTAAATGTAATTGAATCAAATAATCCCCACTCATTGGTCACAGTATCAGCTCCATTTGTTGCAAAAGGTTAAGCCTCCTTAAGGGGAATATAATAAAAACAGTTATGCCCCTAACTAACGCCCCTAACGCCTCCAATTTGTTGTTTATGAGGTAATTATTTTGCCAATTGCATGTTCCTCTTCTGCTTTAACTGGGCAAGAAGGGGCAATTTATTTCTCCCCAGGAGGAACTAAGTGGTGTTTAAAGGATTACACAGATTTTCCATCTGGAGCTAATGGAGTAACTGTTCCATCTAGCCATGATTTCAGGGTTAATGATCCTGTTAAATTTTCTGTTGTAAATACAGCAACCTTAGACACTGCCTTAACTGCTGGAACTACTTATTACGTTATTGCTACCACTGCAACGACAATAAAAGTAGCTACAGCGGCTGGAGGAACCAACATTGCTTTAAATGGTGATGGTGGTACTGGTTCTGCTGATAAAACTGGACATATAAATGTTCAGTATTCTGAGGCAGCAGCAGTTGCCCAAGTAAGAGAATTTTCTATTGATATAGAAAGAGAATTGCTAGATGTAACAACGCTTCCTGGCGGTGTTTCTGGTGTGTCAAAGTATGCACCATTTAGAAACCAACAAGGAGGTTTTGCTACAGCTTCTGGCTCTATGACTGTTTATTTTACAGACAGTCAAACAAGCCTTGCAAATCGTTTACTTGGTAACGTCCTTTTGAAATCTCAAGAAGGTGCAGCCGTCAAACTTTATGTTGATTGCGTTGATAATGGTTCAGGTGGTGTTGATGATGCGAGTAGCATTTTTGTTGACACAGATGTAACCATTACAGGGATTAGTTTAAATGTGAATCCTGATGATCCAACAACAGGAGAGGTTTCATTTAACCTCAATAATCCAAGACATATGTTTAGCACTTCATTGACATAAATGTTTAAATGTAGCTAACCCCATCATCCAACCCTGTTTTTATTAACAGGGTTTTTTATTGTTTAAAATTTAGGAGTGTAGATTGTCGCCTTCTGCACGATTGGGGGAGACTCACACAATACTCCCCCTTTTCAATGTCATCTGCTTAAGGAGGGCTATATAATTTCTTTAAGCGACAATTTTATTTATGGATGCATTAGAAAAATTAAAAGCTGCCTGTTCAATGGCAGCAGTAAAAAAAGAAATACCATTGCCTGATGGAACTACTTTTGATTTTTTTATTACACCAATGACGCTGGCAGAAAGATCAAAAGCAGAAGCAAATGCAAGATCAAAAGATCCAACAGATTTTGCTTTAAGGTTGTTAATTTCAAAGGCAAAAGATGAAAATAATGAGCTGCTTTTTAATGTTGGTCATTTGCCAGGGTTAAAGAATCAATTACCAGCAGCAGTAGTTGAAAAGATATGTCTTTCTTTAATGGGAGAAGAATTAGAGGAGGTGCAAGAAGAAACAAAGTTGAAAAGCACTAGGACAAAAACTAAAAAAAGATAGTGGACTATTAGCAGAATTGATTGTTGCTAAAGAACTTGGGTATACGTTGGTTGAACTAAGGGAAAGAATGACACCAGAAGAATTATTGCTTTGGCATTCGTTTTTCTCTCTACAAAAAGATGAAGAGCAAAGATTAATCAATAAAACCAGAATGCAACGATAGAATTAAAACAATACGGTTAAGGAATGGGATGGCTGAATCAACGCTTCTATTAAAACTTAAGGCTTCAGGCGTTCAACAACAGATTGCCAGAATACATAACAAGATGGTGGCGTTTGATCGTTCAGTTGGAACACTGCAAGGATCATTAAACCGAATGGCAAGAGTTTCTAAATCTGCATGGGAAAGATTTGGAAATCATGCAAGGAATGCAAGAAGAAGGCTTCAAGTTGCTACTGCAAAGATGAAAAAGTCTTTGTTAAGTCTTCGAGGCGTTTTAACTGGTTTAGGTATTGGGTTATTTGTTAGGCAAATATTTACAGCATCAGCAACGATGGAAAGATTTGAATTGCAATTAACTACTTTGACGGGATCAGCAGGTAAAGCAAGAGAGGTAATGGAAGGATTGCAAAAAGTTAATTTAAAATCTCCTTTTGAATTGCCTCAACTAATTAAGGCTTCAACAACATTAAAAGCATATGGAGTAAGAACAGAAAATTTAGTAGATATGACTGAAAGGCTAGGAAAAATTTCGGCTGGTACAAGTGGAGATATTGGTGGAATTGCAATGGCTTATGGTCAAGCGTTGGCAAAAGGAAAATTAATGGGAGAGGAATTAAGACAGTTTATTAACCAATCAGTGCCTGTTAGAGAAGAGTTAGAAAGACTTACTGGCTTAACTGGAGAAAAGTTTGATGATGCAATGAGGAAAGGGAAAATAAGTTCTAGTGCGTTGACTCAGGCAATTACAAATATGACATCTGAAACTGGAAAATTTGGAAAAGCATTTGAAAATACGGCTGATTCCTTAGATACAAAATTAAGCAATATGAAAGATGCTTTCTTTAGAGCATCGGCTGCATTGGGAGATGCTTTTAAGCCTGTCTTTAAATGGTTCTTAGATTCACTAACAGTAATTTTAAATTTTGCTGAAAGAGTATTTGCAAGAATATCAAGAGGAAGAGAAGGTTTTGCTGCTGATGCACAAGCACGATTTAGTGCTATTGAGTCAACTCAAAGTAAATTTGGACAGGCTGGAAATCAATGGCATAACAGCAAAGAAGCCAAAGAGTGGTTTAAAAAAGAACTTGAAAGATTTACGGCTATTAATTATAAAGCTGCTGGAATTACTCCAACTACTCCAGATCTTCCAAAATTGGACATAAAAAAAACAACTGAAGATACAAACAATTTAAATAATGCAACAGATAAAGTTTTAGTTAAATGGGAGTCGATAAGAGAAACCATTGCAAGTGGCTTAACAAGTGCAATTGAAGGGTTAATTTCTGGAACACAATCATTAGGAGAATCATTAGCTGGTATTGCAAAATCAATTGCAAGTATGTATTTAAAATCAGCCATTACAAGTTTTCTTCCTGGCTTACCAGCTAGTGCAGAAGGTAGATATGCCTCTAGTCCTATGGTTTCAACTTTGGCAGAAAAAGGAGAGCCAGAATATGTAATTCCTGCTGGTCGTATGGCAGAAGCTACTTCTAGATATAACTCAGGGCAAAGAGGTGAAAGTGTAATTCCAAGAGGTGGAGGATCATCTAATTATTCAGGTGGCTCTGGTGGAGCAACAGTAGTTTCATATAATGGCCCAGTGCTTAACTTTAATTCAGAAGAGTTTGTTCCTAAATCAGCAATAGGAGAAATTATTAATAGTGCAGCTTCTAGAGGAGCTAGAGCTGGAGAGGCTAGGACAATATCAAGCCTTAAAAACTCAAGATCAAGGAGGTCTACTTTAGGATTATGACTTTTGTTGCTTTAACTAATTTCATCACCATTACCAACCCAAATGGTTCTGTTCAGAATATTCCTGACAAGTTCCAGAATGGCAAACAACCTTCAATTAGTGGGCATGATTACCTGAGTTTTATTTATCAAGGTGCAACAAGAAATAGGACAGGTGACAACATGACCTCTTCTTTGATATTGGCTAATAGTGAGTTGAGTATGAACTATGCACAACAGATGGTTTTAAATAAATATCATGTAAAGGTCGAAACTTGTTTGATGACAAAAGATTTTGAAAAGCAATTAGATAATAATAATGATCCAAGAATATTAACCTGTGAAACTTGGTTAGCTTCTTCAATGTCATATGATCCAGAGACGATAGAACTAATTTTGAGTTCAGCAATAGATGCTGTTGGGGCGCAATGCCCCACAAAAGTCCTAACTAAAAATCTCTGTGGCTCTTTGCCTGTAACTGGATCATTACAAAACAGGTGAAGCCTCATCAATTAATTGGGCTTCCTTATCGTTTAGGAGCTGATCCAGAAAAACATGGAGCTGGAGACTGTTTAAGTTTATGTCGTGTTGTTTTAGCTAATTATGGTTTTACTGTCCCTTATGGGAAGCGTGATTGGTATAGAAGACTAAGAAAAAAAGATTATTCAGTATTTGAAGATGAACTAAAACTGTGGGGTGTTGATTCATCCCCTAAACTAGGAACAATTGGATTATGCCTAAGCAATGTGAATTGTTTGGGTATGGCAGTTTTTTATGAGGAAGGATGGCTGAGTTTTCGGAAGACATTAAGAAGCCAGGTGGTGATGTGGTGTCCTATAAACGCCCTCATGGTCAAAGGCTGTTACTACCAGCGGAAATAGAATTTTGTGAGGTTGTAGGTTGCAGCAAAGAACAATATTTTTATTTTTTAGATCAACAAGCTTTATACAACGGCAAAAGAAAAGAAGGCTATGAATTAATTCCTGATATAAGAGCTGAAATAGTTAGTACTCTTCTAGCAAATAAGATATTAGTACAGGTTGGAATTGCTGTTGCTGCTGCAACTGTTTCTTATTTATTAACTCCCAAGCCAAGAGAACAAAAGCCTGGATCTAGTCAAAGAACAGCAGATGCAATTGGTAATTCTAAGTTTGCTCCACAATCTTCTTTTGACAGTATCCAAACACTAGCAAATGTAGGAGATATTATTAATTTGGTATTTGCTAATTCAGCAGAAAAAAGTGGGTATGGAGGTGTAAGAGTTAATAGTCAATTGTTATGGAGTCAGTTTGTCAGTCTTGGCAAATATCAACAGTTAAAAGCATTAAATTTATTTTCTTTAGGTGCGATTGATGGAGAACCTGATTATCAAGGTTATGCAATCGGAGATACTCTTTTAAATGCATATAACGCCCATAAAGTTGGGCTTTATTTTAGAGATGGTAGTAATTCAGGTAATAACAGAATAAGAAGGGGTGATCTTAACCGTTTTTCTAAACTTACTTTTGATGATGGGAATGATCCTTTTGAAGTAGGTGTTCCAGACAATCAAGGGGGTGGATCAATTCCTACGATTACAAGCAAGGCATTTAGTGGAGCAAGAAACCCAACAACTCAAACAAGATTTGGAGCTTATTCACCATTTCCAAATGCCCAAATTTGTAGATTGCCTTATGAATTACAAAGGGACGCTAGGGGA